TAACTGTTTACTTCTGCAAAATGTGCCATATTTTTTAACTCCTAGTTGTTATTATAATACAATTTTTTATAAAATGAAAGTACATAAATTTTATGTTGTTAATGTTCCAGATACTGTAAATGTCGCCACTTTACAACCTCCTGCTGGAGCGGGTAATGTTGTTACTGTATTTGTGCCTGGTGCTACATCAAATATAGCACTTCCTGGTGCTCTAATAATAACGATTCCTGAACCTCCTGCTGCTCCTGATCCAGCACCACTATATGAAGCTCCACCTCCTGATCCTCCGCCACCACCTCCAGTATTAACAGTTCCTGAAGTTGCTTCAGTAGAAGGATTAAAACCTCCCGTCCCTCCGCCACCAGTTCCACCAGTTCCACCAGTTGGATTATCATAACTACCTCCTCCACCTCCACCCGAATAACTAATTGGAGAATTTGTAATTGAATTTGTTGAACCTGTACCTCCGGCTCCTCCTGCACCACCACTACCAGCTGCTCCAGTTCCCCCTGCTCCTCCCCCTGCTCCTGCACCTCTTCCTGGTGAAGCACCACCACCATTATTTCCTTGAGGAGGACTTACTGGAGGAGTATTACCTGTTCCACCTCCTCCTACACTATCGGCACCACCTCCACCTCCTCCGGATCCACCATTTCTTCCTGTTGCTCCAGTTGGAAAACCTGCATTACCTCCACCTCCTCCACCCGTAGAAGTTATTGTTGAAAAAATTGAAGGTGATCCATCAGAAGCAGTTCCAGCAGGAGTTCCTACAGGACCAAATGTTCCTCCAGCTCCAACTGTTATTGGAAAAGATGTTCCACCTGTTAATGTTAATTTTGTTCCTCCTGGAAATGAAGTTCTGTATCCGCCAGCTCCTCCAGCTCCTCCAGCTCCTGATCCAAGATTAATGCTTTTTGATCCTCCACCACCTCCGCCTGCTACTACTAAAAAATCTACATCGAATGGAGCACTTGGTGACCACGTTCCTTGTTTCTTGTAATTGTATTGTTCACTTAATGACCAGACTCCTGGTGCTACATAATTTCCTGCTCCATATTGTTTTACAATAACTATTCCTGAACCTCCTGCTGCTCCTAAATTAGAAGAACCACATGATGCACCACCACCACCTCCTCCTGTATTAGCTGTTCCAGCAGTTGCTGGTGTAGAGAAAGTTGCTCCAGGTCCACCTCCACCTGTTCCACCTATTCCATTACCACCTGATGGTATTCTAAATCCATCTGCTCCACCACCTCCTCCACCTGAATAAAATGTTGCACTACCTGTAATACTATTTGGAGAACCTGCTCCACCATCTCCTGCTTTAGGTGCTGAAGCATTAGCTCCTACCGCTGAAGCTCCTCCGCCTCCTCCAGGATTATAACCATCTCCAGATCCACCACCTCCTGATCCTGCTCTACCTTGACCACCTGAATTTCCTTGCGGTGGACTTGTTGGAGGAGAATTTCCTGTTCCTCCTACAAAACCAGTAGTTGGAGAATAACTTCCTCCTCCACCTGAACCTCCAGGTACACCAGCTATAAAATAACCACCACCTCCTCCTCCTGTTGATGTTATTGGTGATGGTGAATTTGCAAAAATTGAATCTGTACCACTTCCTCCTGTTGTACAAACTGAAAAAAGACCTCCAGATCCACCAGCTCCAACAGTTACTGATATTGGACTTGCTGGTATTGATAATTTTGTTCCTCCTGGGAATGAAGTACGATAACCACCTGCTCCACCTCCACCACCTGTTCCTCCACCTGCTCCTCCACCTCCAGCGACAACTAAATAATCTGCTTCAAGAGGACCGAATCCTGGTGAGGTATATGTTCCTGATGCTGTGAATGGTGTGGTTAAATCTCCACGAACTGGGTTTTGTACTGGACCGATAATTCCGCCATTAGACATAGCTTGAACTCCCGGTTAACTTATTACTTCGTACGATACTAATAAATCTAAATCACTAGCCGCGCTTGCTCCACCTTTTAAGATATCACCTTCCATCATATAGATAGGTGAATCTAAAAGAACGAGTGTAGCATCCGCTGGTACTGAAATAGTTTTAGCAATGTAAACTGTTGCGTCTGCACCTGTTGTTGTAACACCAGTTGTGCCTGTTCCTAATCCATCTATGAATACAGAAACATCTGCAGCATTTGTGCCATCAACGTTAGCAACAATAATTGAATTTAATTTTACAATTACACCACTATCAACTGTCATAAGAGTATCAGTAGCACTTGATGATAAATTCCAACCAGCGTTTCCGCCTAAGATTGAAGTTACATTTACTATATTTGGGTTTGCCATATTATCTCCTTATATTAAAAAACAATTGCAAAAGCAATAGCCTTTCCGTTTGTTGCATATGGACCAGCAAAACTAAGGTTTCCAGACCCATCGGTCTGTAAAGCCTGACTTGCAGTTCCAGTTGCTGTTGGTAATACTAAAGTATAACTTGAAGAAACGGTTGTTGGAGATTTAAATCCAACATATTGTCCACCAGAGGCATCTTCAAATCTTAGTTCATTTTGTGTAGGTAAGTTAATTTGTTCAAAACTAGATGCTGATAAATTAGCGTTTATATCTATAACGTTTGTTCCATTTGAATAAACAAATTTTATACCTTTATCTACTGTTGAAAAAGTAGGTCCTGTTCCTGATACAGTTTTTAATTGAACTGTAAAAGCACCACTTGTTCCATTTTCAACAATATATGTTTTTTCAATTCCATCTGGAATTGTAACTATTTGATTTCCTGTAATTGTTCCTGATAATTTTACAACTAAATTTCTAGCATTAGATAATGTTGCATTGGTCATTGCAAGAGCTGTTGTTTGAGCTCCACCTGCAATACTTACTTCTTGATAACCTGCGATTGCTTGTTGTAAAAGTTCTAAATTTGTATTTGTTTTAGTTCCCCATGTACCGGCGTTTTCGCCTGTAACCATAAGTTCTAGTTTAAGGTCTGTAGAATAACTTGATGCCATATATTAATTCCTTGTTGTTATATATTTAAATTAAGCAGCTATGTCAACTTCTGTCCAATTAGCAGGTGTTCCTGTACTTACCTGTGAATATACTGCTGGGGTTCCTGTACTTACTTCAGCCCAAGCTGTAATATTAACGGATCCTACACTACTTTGAGCAGAAACTCCAGTAACATTTATAACTACATTAGTTATAATGTTTAAGCTACCTATTCCTGTATTTGCGGATACTCCAGTAACATCTACTACAGATACCGCATCTACCGAACCTATTGCTGTTGTTAAAGCTATGCCAGTTAATACTACATTAGCGCTTCCAACTTCATCAGTATTTCCTAAAGATAAATTAGCTTGAGATCCAGTAACGTCTACATTCGCATTAGCTGTAACTGTTGTAGTTCCAATAGAAGAAGTAGCACTAGAGCCAGTAACATCTACGTTAACATCTGCTCTTGCAATTACTGTTCCAATAGAAGAATTAATTGTGCTTCCAGTAACATTTACAATAGATCCCGCATCGGAAACAGCCTGACCTACAAAAGAATTAAGAGTGTGTTCAGAAACGTTAACGGATATATTTCCTCCTGCAGAAATATCTACTGTTCCAACGGCTGTATTAGCTTCTATTCCTGTAACTGCAAAATTAGCAGTTGTAAGAATTGTTACGGTTCCTGTATTTGAATTTAATGAATTTGGTGCAGTAACAAAAACTTCAGCGTTACCATCTGCGGTTGCATTTCCTATGTCTAATTGTAAAGAAGATCCTGTAAGATTTACTACAATATCAATTGCAGCAATAACAGTTCCAACAGCTGTGTCAGCTTGAACGCCTGTTAATTCTATTTGATAATTGTCTCCCCAAACAGTTTCACCCCAACCATTAAAACCCCAGCCTTCGGTTAGATTAGGTTCACCGTTCCAAACATCACTTCCCCAGGTGTTTCTTCCCCAACCATTAGCCACTGTAAGTTACTCCTTACGCTATTCTTATAATTGCAGCGCTAGTTGTAAATGCAGGGAATTGAATTGTGAAAGTTCCAGACGTTGATGATTTATCAGTACTAAAATTTAATACGCAAACAGCTGTATTAGAATTTGAAGTATTATAAATCAAAGCACCTCTTGCTGTAATAGTTGCAGAAGTAAAACTTAAATTATTAAAATCTACGATTGCAGTATTAGAAGCTAAAGAAGTTCCAGCATTTACTAATGCCCCACCACCAGAAACATATGATCCAGAAGCAGCGACTTGGTTTGTTGATGTAAATGCCGTAGTTGACTTTCCTAAAGTCGCACTAGAAGTATATAAAGCAAGTTTAAATTTATCTCCAGTGGATGCAGTGAAATTATGCTTTCCTTCTAAAAGTTCTTTTTTAAAAGAGTTAGCGATTGCATTTGTTGTTATAGCCATTTTTTACTCCATTACTTATTTTGTTGAATATTAAGACGAGGAACACCATCGTGATACTCATCTCTTCTTCTTCTACCCATTTGCTCTAAAGCAAAACCTTGAACAGCTTCTTTATATTTTGTTTCATATAATTGCAACATGTCCGTAGGTCCCTTTAAAAACCCATATGCTTCTAGTAAGCATGCGTATAATAAGCCATTTGGAAACTTTGTACTTAAAAACGTAGATGTATTTGTACTAGATAATTGAGTGGGTTTCAAGATATAATTTAACTCTACCGCATACGTGCTCGCGGGCGTAGGAGCCACAATAACGTTACTATCGTTATAATTACCGTAGTATTTAGGGACTCCAGTAGCTCCAGTGCTATTATACTCTGTTATAAAAGATACGTCTCTTGGTTCTAAATAACTTCTAGGATTACCAGTTTGAGTAGTATCAACAACTAATAAAGATTCTATAAGATATACATCATTTGGAACAGATAAGAATTTTTGAGAAGCTATAAAATTAGCTGAATAATAAACTCTGTTGTTGTCTACATCTACATCTCTAAATATTCTGTATTCAGCGTCTTGAATAAATCCATTAATAATGGTTGCTGTAAATACATTAGAATCTACTTCTGTATAGTCTCTTATTTTTGTAACTAGTTCTGCGTATGTCATGGTGTAGTAGTTGTTGGTCCAACTGTTATAGGGGCTCCGCCACCACCTATTGCAGTTTGAGTTGCTGTTACTCCTAAATTTACATAATAAAAATCAGTTGTAGGAAAGTCTGCTTGACTTGTCCAACCTGATGGAGCGCCTAAAGTTATAGAATATCCATTTGTATTGTTTAAGGTATTTGGACTAAAGCCTCCAAAACCATCTGCATAAGCAAAAGATATAATATTTCCTGTTTGTCTTTCATGGTCTGGTTCATTTATTAATAAAAAATTTAATCCAGCCTGTGATCTAAAAGGATTTAATGGAAGGATTGTTCTTACAGCTGGTTCTACTCTATCAGGTCTAGCATTTTGTAATGCCACTGGATCGGCTGCATGATATTTTGGACTAATTTGTGGGTGCTTAGCTTCATATTCAGAAATATGCACTAATTCTCCAGTCCATTCTTTTACCATTTCATTATATGGAAAAGCTTGACCAGATCTATCTGATATTACTTGTGAATATTTTCCTTTTGCAAAAGTAGCCATATTAAATATTTGGATAATAAGATTGTGGAGAGATATATAAGCTAGTTCTTTGACCATCTTCATCAATAGCTCTTAACAACTCATCCTCATAATACATTTTTAATTGTTCTGTTCTTGTCGGCGCATATTTAAAAGATAAATAGTAAGCAAGTCCTGAAACCATACATGGTAAAAATCTATACGGTACATCTGCTGTGTTGGTATAAGCTCCTGCATCTTGAACTCTTTTTACATAATAATAACGAAGAGATGTGTAAGTTACTGCATCTGGTGTTTGATATAAATAAATTTCAGGTCTAACCTGTCTATCTACATAATATTGACTTGGAGAACCTTGATCTGATTTATTAGGTATAGCACTGTATTGAGATCTTGAAATTTTTGTTAAAGCCACATCATTACCAGAAGTATCTCTTACAACAGCTTCTAGTACATCTCCACAATCAGTTGGAGTAAGATAACTTGTAGTTCCAGCAACTAATGTAGTTGATTGTAAAGCTACTTTCCAAAGATGAATTCCTCTGTTGCCCCATTCTGAAAATAAAATGTTTAAAGAAACTCTTGCTTTCTTTAAATCAAATCCAGCTTCAGTTCCAATTCCACAACGTTCATAAGCTTCATCTACAATATCATCTATTTGTAAATCAAAACTAGTTGTTCCTGATGTTGCCATTATATATACCTCATTTTTGTAGTATCCACTATTCCACCATTAGCAAATTCTTTTCCTTTTACAAATGTTGAAACGTTTGTTGGTTTAGGTCCCACATTTCCCGCAGCTCTTTTTCTTGTGACCGCTGATCTTCTTTGACCTTCTGACATTGCTCTAGCTTTAGCTAATGGAACACATTTTGGATAGCCTTTTCTTTTTTCGCCTTTTGATCTTCCACAAGGAGCGAAAGAACCATCTTTACGTTTAGATCCAATATCTACCCATTTTTCAGAAACCCATTTTCTAAGACCATTTGCCATATTAATAAACTTTTGTAACCTTTCTTCTATTACTCATAACTTTGCCACAACCTTTAGCAACGAAACCACCTCTTGCCATTTTCTTTTTTCCACCAGGTGTTACTTTTCCAGAACAAACAGCTGAAGCATACATATTTGCATATGCACTTGGATAGACGTCAAATTTTCTTTTAGCTGCTGCTTTTCCTCTTGGACAAAGTTTACCCATTATTTTTTCCTTTTCTTTTTACCGGTTGCTACACAATTAGGAACTAATCTGTTACCTTTTTTCTTCATTCCTTTTTGTTCGTAACCTTTCCAACACGTTCCTCTTGGCATTATTTTTTCCTTTTATTTTTTCGCTTATATGCAAGCATAGCTCTAGATGGTTTTGAACCCCTAAGTTTGCCTTCTATTTGTTGAGGTATTTGTGCTCTGCTTATTGGCATATATTAACTTATAGTTGAATATACAACTTTACCATTAATACGTTCTGCTTTCAAGTACTGCCTTCTATTGCCAGAATCATTATAACTGCAATGGATCCATCCGGAGTTGGGATCGTTAGGGCTCCAGAATTCTAGTATACATTGATCATAATCAAGGTTTTGAACGATCCAATCACTAACTTCTTTATTATGTATACCAAATATCTCAAAGTCTGCTGCTTGCCCCTTGGTATGCTGACTCTTGCTACTTGATCCTATGGCCTCGCAAAGCGCTGCTGATCTAAATCCAGAAGATACAGATACAACTTTATTAAAATGATTTCTAATAGGTTGAAGAATATTTTTACAAAGTAATATTAAATTAGTTATATGCTCGTCGTTAGGCTCATTTGCAATACCAAGACGTATTGCTTCTTGTGATTTTGTTAATTCATCTAATGTAAAATTTTCACTTAGCTTCATTTCTTAATTTTTTAATAACCTCAATAACATGTTTTTCATATTCTTTGTTTGTAGAAAAATTATCTAAAGTTCTAGCCATTTTAATAGGATCTCTATTAAATGACATATCTCTAGCTTTCCTAAATTCTGAATACACTTTTTTTGTATTTAGAATTTCAATGTAATATCTAACAGATTCACACTTACTTTTAAAGACTCTAACTCGCCAGTCTATATGATCTGGCTGTTTATAAGGCAACATTCCCTCTTTTGACCATACTCTTATACCAAACAAATTGTGACCTTCACGTGCAAATCGAGATGTTCCATAGTTAGATTCAACTATAGCTTGAGCTACTATTAACTCTGTATTTATGTGTTTGTTTCTAGGAATTTCAAAATTGAGATAGGAGATACATTTTTTAAGAGATGCTATGAATTCTTGATTATTGTTATATTCAAACCTTGGAGGACCAAACCCTAGGCTCTTGGCCCAGGCGATTGTGGCGTTCTCAGTCTTCTTCTTTGCGACGGGGTTCGGAAAGAATGTACCTAATACAAACGCTAGTAGAGCTACTATCAAATATTTTATTATTATAGTCTTGATTGTCATAACA